ACTATTTTTGAATTCTCGCCTATACGTGTCATCAACATTTTCATTTGACCAGGCGTTGCATTTTGCATTTCATCTGCTATAATCCAGGCATCCTTAAATGTACGTCCTCGCATAAAAGCCAATGGTGATATTTCAATAGTTTGTTCATCTAGCATACGTGCTATTTCTTTTTTAGTGTAGAATTCTCGCAGTACGTCAAACAAAGGTCTTGTCCACGGCTCCATTTTACTGTTCAAGTCACCGGGCAAAAATCCATGCTTTTCATCATCAACACCTACTGCTGGACGAGTCAATACAATACGTTCACACGCACCATCTTTAAATGCTTTTATAGCCGCTAACATTGCAAGATAAGTCTTACCCGTGCCTGCAGGTCCGGTTGCCACAGTGATACTCGTGTGTGGATCTAATAGGTTTAAGATAAGTTGTTCTTGATTGCGTGACTTCGGAAGAAGTTCTATGTGTTTGCGTTTAAGTGCTTGGTTGAAGTTTATTGTATTGTCTTGAAGTAGTTGTCTTTGATATTTTGCTTTTCGTTTAGCTCGAGACATTGTATCTCCTAGGTTAAAGGTTATTCGCTACCCACAATAATATTTAAAATAAAAACAAATAAGAAATATTGTGTGTAAAATCACAATATTATTCGCTAAATATATTAGCGGCCACAATTCAGTATTGGACTAAATACTGTTAACGTAAGAACAAAAGGCCTCAAATGTCTCTAGATGATTCAGAATTTTTTAAAGATGGTTCAGATTATTGGATGGTTGCAGACAATATCAAAGGTATCTACATGAGTGATGGTAGCATGCGAGTACTGCTAGACTTTGAACGTGTGCTAAATGAACTTGATGTATTTGCATTTAGAAATTGGGAACTAGGTGAACTAGTAGCGGGTCCAGAACAAGGTCCATATAAGACGTCATGTACATTTTTATGGCCAGCAAAACTCATGCCTGATCCAAGAGGAGCAATGCGTTTACTACCTTTTGATTGTGAAGTCAAATGGAAGAAAACCAAAATGAAGGTACCAATCAAGGTTAAAAATCCAAGTGATTTTAAAGCAGGTACTAAGGTTGCACGTCTAATTGAAAAGCCAATTTGGTTGGTAGAAATTATTATGCCAAAAAGTCTAATGTCAGACATACGAACTGGTAGCATAGAACTAGAAGATGAAACAGTTGATCTGCAGGATCTCGATGATGCATACGATGCCGACCTAGATCAGCAACAGGTCATGGATGCAGATGCACAACAAGAAATGGATGCGAACATAGATGTCCAAGTTTAATTTAACAGAAGGGCTAGGTTACAAAGACCTAGCAGGTATGCTGAAAAGTACTATCTATATTGATGACTTTTCATCAAAGATGGGCGACGATGATGAAATTGTTGTTGCAAGTTTTTATGTGCGTGATAGACAAGCCGCAGTAGATTTAATCAACTGGTTTGAAAAAGGCTACGACTTTGTACTAGACGCAGACATGTCACCAGGTGAAGTAAAACCAAATAGATATCTAGTGTACATAGAACTTAAACGCAGAAACTACACAGGTGACAATCTAGCTTCATTGTTAGACGACTTTAACACACTAACTGAATATGAAGGTGATGGATGGACCATGGGTTATCGTGGTAAAGAAATCCCATTTACTGTAGAAACATTCAACCAACTTGTACCAACTTCGCCAAAGACATACAGAGAACGTGAGCAATTTGAGCTAAATGAAGCAAGAACTCTTGCTGGTATTCCTCCAAAGGCTATATATAACAAAGGCAAACGTGCCAAAGATATTCAAAACCTATTAACAAACGCAGGACGCTAATGCCCTACAAAAAAGTTGTTGCTTTCGGTGATAGTTTCACACGAGGTGATGAGCTTGCAGATTGCCCAAGTCAAATACCTAATGATCCTTATCAACCATTGCAATCAAGCAACAGTACATGGCCAGCATTGATTGCACAAGGTTTAGGAACAATGTATGAGTGTATTGCATTTGGTGGCGCAGGCAATCACCGTATAAGTTTTCAAGTTTGCAAAGAATTACAAGATAAAGATTTATCCAACTGTTTGATTATTATTAATTGGAGTTATTTTGAACGTTTTGATTACTTTGATCTTGACGCAAATAACTGGGTTGCTACACATCCACAGTATGATGACAAATTGAATCATTATTTTTACAAGCACATTGATAGCGAACTTTGGAACGTGCATAGAAATTTGCAACAAATACATAGTACTATTGCCCTGTTACAATCCAACAATGTTGACTTTATTATGACTTGTATTGATCCTATGTTGTATCTTAAACATCCAGATGTAGCAAAACTACAAAATCAAACAAACCATTATATAATTAATTTTTGGGGTTACACTTTTTTAGAATGGTCAAAGCAAAAAGGTTTTCCAATTGGCCCAGGTGGACATCCGTTGGAAAAAGCCCATATTGAAGCCGCAAACTACATAAATATGGTTACAACAGAAGGAAGAAAAAATGGACATTGATAAACTAAGAGAAGAGATTGCATATGACGAAGGCTCAGTTAATGAAATATACCTCGACCATCTCGGGTTGCCTACTTTTGGTATTGGTCATCTGGTTATTGATAGTGATCCAGAATATGGACAACCGGTTGGAACACCTGTCTCAGAAGATAGATGCAATGAAGCCTTTGACAATGACGTCCAAACCGTCATCTCAGACTGCAACATCTTATATCCTGACTTTGATGAACTCCCAGAAGAAGTCCAGAGAATAATTGCAAACATGATGTTTAATATGGGTCGTCCAAGACTTTCAAAGTTCAAAGGCATGAAACGTGGAGTTGATGCTAGAGATTGGAATGCAGCCGCTGACGAAATGGTTGATTCAAATTGGTATAGACAAGTAACCAAACGTGCAGATAGGTTAGTCGCAAGAATGCGAGCAGTTGAGATAGATGATTAAAGTCTATGCTCTTGTTGTTGTAGTAGCATTATTGGGTGGTGTAGGTTATGCCGCCAAGTCTTACTACACAAGCACACAACAAAAAATACAAACTCTATCAGAAAACAATGCTAAACTAGAAGTAGCAATTGAACAAAGCGAAAAAAGTGTAAACTTACTAAAGGATGAAGCTGCAAAGAATGCAGAGCTTAGTAAAAATTTACAGGAAAAATTACAAAAAGCAGAAGCATATGGAGACAATCTAAGAAATAGATTAAGAAAACTTGATCTACTAGCAGATGCTATCTCTAATGCTAAAAATTTAGAAGGACGTATGAATGGTGCAACAGCTAAACTATGGCGTGAGCTCATGGCGGAAACTGGCAATAACACTGGCGGTACTAGCGATCTTCCTTTCTGGTTGCAGCAGAATAATGCCGGAACCGGAAGTGAAGGTAGTGACAAAAATACAAAAAGTGACAGTACCGATAGTAGCAAGACCAAAGCCGATTAACCTTACAGACACACAAGTGTATGTTGTTAATAAAGGAAATCTGGAAGCGTTTATTGCTGAGTTCACAGAACAAAATGGCGAACTAGCATTTGTTGCATTAAGCATTGATACCTACGAAAATCTAGCACTAAACGTTAGTGAATTAAGACGTTTCATAAACCAACAAAATGAGATTATTGTTTACTACGAAAAAGCAATGACCAAAGAGCTTGACAAGAGCAAAGAAAAGTAGTAAAATATAATATGAATCCTTATACCATATTAGGCGTTGCAAAAGGTGCAACTGCTGATGTAATCAAGCGAGCTTATAAAGAAAAAGCCAAAGAGCATCATCCTGACCGAGGTGGAGACGCCAGCAAGTTTGCAGAAGTCAGCAATGCATATGATATACTCAAAGATCCAAACAAACGTGCATACTATGATCAAACCGGTAGTACCGATCAACAAGCAGGATTTTCTCATCATCGTCAGGGTTTTGGCTTTGAAGATATATTTGCACAGATGTTTCGGCAAAGTCAGCAACAACAAAGAGAAGCACGTATCAGTATCAGTATAAGTCTTAAAGATAGCCTAGCTGGTGGTAAACGAATCATAGGTGTACAGACACAACAAGGAAATAGCAGTGTTGAAATAGATATTCCAAGAGGTGTTGTGCATGGCGAAAACATAAGATATGCCAAGGCTGCTCCTGGTGGTATGGATTTAATTGTAAGTTATAGAATAAAAGCTGACAGAAAGTGGCAACGTCACGGACTTGATATGTACACTGAAGAAACTGTAGACTTTTGGACACTGATAATTGGAGGGGATATCAAGGTAGTAGATGTACTCGGAAAAAAATACGATGTTCGTATACCACCAAGAACCAATCCAGGTGTAACAATCAGACTAGGGTCTGCAGGTGTGTTTAGAGATAGACACAACCCTGGTGATATATTTGTAAAGATAAAAGCAACTATGCCAACGAACATTCCTGAAGAAATAATAAACACTATCAAGAAATACCAGCAATAAATACGATTAATAAGGAGACACATGCAAAACAATCCTGAAATTGAAAATATTTTAGATCAAGCATCAAAACTTGCAGTGAGTATGAATCACGAATATGTTACTCTTGAACATTTGATGTTGGCTTTGGTAAGACACAAACGTTTTTGGAGATGCCTTGAACAGTTTGGCACATCACCTGAGGCCATTGAGCAAGATCTTACACTTTACCTTGATAGCCAAGCAGTGTTGGTAAGTGCAAAAGGCAAAGTAAAAGAACCAAGAAAAACCAATGCTCTTGAG